ATTAGCTTTACTTTGTTTATCAGAACAGGTACAATCACAATGGAAGAAAAATTATGGTGATGATTTAGTAAGTGTAACAACAACATCACTTTATGGTAAAACAAAAAAAGGTGGTCTATCACAATATGATAATTTAAAATATTGGAAGCCAATGGGCTTTACAAGTGGTTCTGTTTCATATGAACCAACAAAAAAAACAATATATCAAATTAGACATTGGTTGATGAAAAACCACCCACGAAAATATTTTGAATGGTATGTTGCCAAAAGACCAAATGGTCAACAATTAAAAAGAGATCATAGGCATAGATCGTATGCTTTCACATATAGTAAATTAGGTAATATACCAAAAGAAATAATGAAATCTGATCACGCAAGAGGTGTTTACTTTTGCCCCTTATATGATAAAAGCTGTGCATACTTGAGAGGTGAAGCTGAAATAAATGATTTGACAAAGGCATTTGATAATTCCACAGAGTCACTATCAGAGCTTTGGAAATACAAGTATGCAAAACCTAGAATTAAACAATTGGTCAAAAAAGGTAGAGAATCGAAAGAAAGTTTATTTTATGACGATTTAATATATAAATCATGGAATGAAACAAAAGATTCATATTTGCCCCAAATTGGCAGATAGTTATGTTATAGTATATACATAATTTGCGGTGGGTCGTAGGACAAGTTACTCCCAGTAATTAGTGTGGTGCAACTCCACAACACCGCTCCACCTTTGTTGTATTTTAACAACAAAATTAATGCTTGACAGTTGAGCAGCCTTCCTCTAGGATGGTAGACATAGAGTTAATTATTAGGGAGTTTTATGTCATTAGTTGAACAGAAATCACAATTAGCGAAGTTACTTGCTACTGAAAATGTTGTAATACAACATAAAAAAGTACAAACAGCTTCATTCAATCCTACAACAAGAGTTCTTACTTGCCCTATCTGGAAAGATATGAGTCCAGAACTTTATGATTTATTAATGAGTCATGAAGTTGGTCATGCTTTAAATACTCCGGCTGATGGTTGGCATGGTGCTGTATCTAAAAATGGCAGAAACTATAAGAACTTTCTTAATGTTATTGAAGATGCTCGTATTGAAAAAAGAATTAAAAGAAGATATCCAGGTCTTGTAAAATCTTACATTAAAGGCTTTAATGATCTTTTGGATATGAACATATTTGGTGTTCAAGATATTGAAGAAATAAATGAGTTGAGCTTTATTAATAGAATCAATCTTTTCACAAAGAGCTCATATTCTATGCCTATTCAATTCTCTAATGAAGAGTCCTTAATTATTGATGAAATTAAAAAACTAGAATCATGGGAAGATGTTATTGCTATGACAGATAGATTATGGGATCAGGCAGTAGAGGAACAGGAACAAGATCAAACTACTATGTTTGATTATACTGATATAGAAGAAGCTGGCGATGAAGATTCATCCGGTAAATCTGATCAAACTGGTTTTTCTCCTAATGATGATTCGGATAATGAAGATGAATCTGAAGATCAACTAGAAGAAATAGAATCTGATGAAGATGAGGATTCTAAAGTATCATCTGATAGTAATTCAAATGAAAATGAAGATGAATCAGAAAAAGAGAATGAAAAAGATTCAGAAGATCAAGGAGTTTCACCTCATGGCGCTGTTGATGGTCATGAAAAACATGAGCCAACTTGCGAAACTGATGAATCATTTAGAGAAAATGAAAGTCAATTACTTAGCGAATCTTCTAAAGACAATATTTATATTGACATACCAAAGCCACGCTTAGAAAGAATTTTAGAAGATACTGTAACGGTGAATAAAGGTATGACAAAATTCTATGATGAAATAGCAACTAGAGGCGATGGTTTTTGGCACTTCAATATTAAAAGAAATCTTATTGAGGTTTCTGAGGCTAAAAAACTTTTTAGTCGTAGCCATGTTTTAAATGAGTTTAAGAAGAAAAATGATCGTTTTATTTCATTGATGGCTAAAGATTTTGAAATGAAAAAAGCCGCTACAAAATATGCCAAGGCTAGATTATATACCTCTGGTGATATTGATGTTAATAAGATTTACAAGTATAAGTTTGACGATCAAATTTTTCGTAAGTTGACAAAATTACCAAAAGGTAAAAATCATGGTATGATTCTAGTTCTTGATTTATCAGGCTCTATGGATCGCAACATGGCCGGTTCAATTGAGCAAATTGCTATTCTTACTGCTTTTTGTAAGAAAGTTCAAATACCATTTAGAGTTTTTGGTTTCACCTCTAGACCTATAAAAAGTAGCTATGATGGTTATTCAGATGAATCAACTGATAAATGGTATGTAACTGAAGGATCACTTGCTCTTGATGATGATTGGTCATTAAGAGAATTTATTAATTCTGATATGGGTGCAGCTGCATATAAAAATGCACTTGAGAATTTGTTATTAGGTAAGTCAAGTTACAATTACAGCACTCTTAATGTTGGTTATGGTTTAATACCAGATGAATTAGGTTTAAGTAGTACACCATTGAATGAGGCTATCGTAGCTCTTGGTACAATTATACCAGAGTTTAGACAAAAGAACAATTTAGATATTGTAAATACTATTTTTGTACATGATGGTGATTCTAATTGGAGTCAATCATATAATACTTGGTATGATCCAGAAGTAGTTGGTGATAAGTATACATTAAAGGCACATTGGCGTACTATTGGTGCGAGAAATTCAGACTACAACTTTGTTATACAAGATAAAAAAGTTCGTTTTTCAAGTATTGTAAAAATTGATCGAAATAATAATATAACTAACGATTTATTAGAATGGCTCAAAGCTAAAACTGGTTCTCAAATTTTTGGTTTCTTTGTTTCAACTAGAATGACAGATGCAATTAATTATAGATATGTTCCTAAAGATTCTAAAAACGTAAATTTTTATAGAGCTCCTTGGGAAGAGAAAGAAGCGGTTAAGAAAATAGCTAGAAAGCAAAAGTTTATAGAATCAAATAATAGAGGCTTTGATCAGTTTTATATTCTAAATGATAGTAATAAGCTTACTACTGATGATGAAGAGTTTGAGTTTGAGGTGAATAATAAAAAGAGTATCAATACAAGAAGCCTTGCTAGTCAATTCACTAAAATGAATAGAACTAGATCAGTAAATCGCATACTAGCAACAAAATTTGTAGAAAAAATTGCGGTAAAGTTGTAAAAATGCAACATTATCGCTTGACAAATGGGGTTGGTGCTGATAGGATGGTACCATAGATTAACAAAAACGTGGGAGTTTTTATATTATGAGTAAAGTTAGACAAAAGTTTATTGATGCGGTTGTAAAGTTAGGTAAAGAGAGTGTTACCACAGATGATATTAAAAATATTGTATCTGATACAGGTATTGCTCATCCATACTGGTTTACAAACCAAAAAGACCTAAGAATAGGCCGTGGCGTCTATGACGTTTCAGAATATGTTGCTAAGGTAGTAAAGTTACCTACAGCAAAAACAACAATCAGAAAAACACCAACAGCAGAGGCAAATGTAATTAGCTCTGTTGTCACTTCTTTAGAAGTTAATAGTTTGATACCTGAAAAATATTCAAACTATGTTCCTTTTGGCATCTATAAAGATGTTGAAAGTATTATTAAATCCAAAAAGTTTTTTCCATGTTTTATCACAGGACAATCTGGTAATGGTAAAACAATGTCAGTTGAACAAGCTTGTGCGAGAAACAAACGCAAGTATGTTTGCGTATCAATGACACCTGAAACTGATGAAGGCGATTTACTTGGTAACTATGTACTGATAAATGGTCAGATGGAATGGCGAGATGGTCCAGTCACGGTGGCGGCGAAGCAGGGTGCTGTATTATGTATAGATGAAATAGATTATGGTGCGAATAATCTTGCTTCGTTGCAACGTGTTTTAGAAGGCAAGCCATTTCTTCTTAAAAAGAAAGGTGAGATTGTAGAACCTGCTGAAGGCTTTACAATCTTTGCTACTGCTAATACAAAAGGCAAGGGCTCAGATGATGGTCGTTATATGTACACTAACGTGCTTAATGAGGCATTTCTTGAGAGATTCCCTACAACTGAAGAGCAAGATTGGCCTTCAAGAAAGATTGAGATTAACATTCTCAAAAAAGAATTAGATGGTCAAGATGATGACTTTGCTGAGAAGCTTGTGCTTTGGGCTGAAGTTATCCGTAAAACATTTGAACAAGGTGGTTGTGATGAAGTCATATCGACTAGACGATTAGTTCACATATCCAGAACTTTTGGTATATTCTCCGATAAGTTAAAGAGTATTGCTAAGTGTATTGCTCGTTTTGACGAGGACACTAAGGCTACATTCTTAGACTTGTATACGAAAGTAGATTCTGGTGCTGATGCTGACTCACTACTTACAGGTGAAGAAACTCCCAAAACTCCCCTACCTGATGAGTTAGCTAATATTTCATCATAACCACCGCCCCTAAAGGAGTGAGAACGGTCCTCCTGAAATGTACCGTTCAATTTTATTTTGGAGTTGTTTATGTCAAGTGAGAGCAAAATCATAACGTATCTTTCTAAAGTTGATGGGTACAATACGCTCACCGCTAATCAAATGCGTTCTAAATTTGGTGTTAAGAATCCATCTGCCATGATTGATACCTTGAGAAAAAAAGGACACGCAATTTACAGGAACTCAAAGAAAGTTTCTAATGGTTCAAAGGTGAGTTTCTATCGGTTGGGTAAACCAACTAAAGAGATTGTATCTGCTGGTATTATGGCACTACGATCACAAGGCATTAATGCTTTTGCCTAAAAAAAGCTTATGATTGTCGGCTAAGACTAATACATATAGGTAGAGCGTATTAGTCTTAGTCATTTTTTTATGGGAACATTATGGAAATTCAAGTTAAAGTAGATGAGTTGAAAAAACACAAACTATTCATTGCAACACCAATGTATGGTGGTATGGCACATGGCCTTTATATTAAATCATGTTTAGACCTTCAAGCACAAATGAATAAGTATGGGGTAGAAACCAAGTTTTCATTCCTTTTCAATGAGTCATTAATTACAAGAGCAAGAAATTATTTGGTTGATGAATTTTTAAGATCAGGTTTTACTCATCTATTATTCATTGACTCTGATATACATTATAATCCACAAGATGTATTAGCCTTATTAGCAATGAATAATGAGGTTTCGGGTGGTCCATATCCGAAAAAATCAATCAATTGGGGAAATGTGGCTCACGCAGCCAGAAATCATCCAGACTTAGATCCGGGTGAACTAGAAGCTTTAGTTGGGGAATATGTGTTCAATGTAGTAAAAGGAACAGATCAATTCCAAGTTACCGAACCATTAGAAGTTATGGAAATTGGTACTGGTTTTATGTTAGTTCAACGTCAAGTATTTGACAAAATGAAGGATCACTACCCACAAATACATTACAAACCAGATCATGTTGGCCAACAACATTTTGATGGTT